TCAGGCTCCTATGGGAAAGGCAAAACGTGCCGCGATGCGCCGCGCCCACGGCTGGGACAACGGGCTTTCGACGACACCGTGCTCGGTGTAGGCATGGATGAATCTGGGCGCAGCCCCTACGTCCGACTGTATCCCCAGATGCTTGGCAATGCTGCCCGCCCGCATCCGGAACACCAGCACGTCACCCGGCGCGGCGGCGTCGCGCGGCTTTGCCAGCAACAGACGCGCCCCTGCTTCCAAGAGAACCTCGCGGTGATCAGGTTCGGCCCAGTCCGCGGTATAAGGCGGCACCACCTCCGGCTCCGGGCCGTGCAACTCTCGCCAGATGCCGCGCAAGAGGCCAAGGCAATCGGTCCCCGCGCCCTTGACGCTGGCCTGGTGCAGATAAGGCGTGCCGATCCATCCGCGCGCCGCGGCCACGATCCGCTCGGCGTGGCTCATGCCCCGGACCCGCTCGCTTGCTGCACAAGGCTGCCCCCCGTCTTGGTGCTGCCCGAGACCGGATACGAGGCCAGCCAATCTTCGCCCGGAATGTGCGGAAATCCACGAAAGTTCAGGAAGTTCGCAAACTTCGCCCGGCAAGTGGCCGCAGCCTTGTCGCACCCGGCAATGATCCGCACGCTGTCACCGGCCGCGATCCCGGCCGGGATCGCCTGCCACAGGTCGATCCTGCGCCCTGCCCCCTCCTGCCGATCAGTCCGCACCACGCCGACAAGCCCCGCTGCGGCCCCGCTCATCACCTCGAAGCGGCCATATTCGAACCACCTGTCGTCAAAGCCGGCAAAGGTCGCAAAGCGAAAGCTGCGCCCCTCCTCGACAGTTTCAACCGCCCGCGTCACGAAATAGCCGGGCTGGCTGCTGTCGAACCGGCATCGACTGTCGCCCAGAACCGCCGAACAGTTTGACTGATAGGCAAAGCCCTGCGGTCGGTTCAGCGCATCGCTCAGGCCCCGTAGCTCGGCTCGGAAACTGCCGCCCGCGCGAACGATCTCGCCCAACGACCCGCGAAACTGTTCAACCCGCTCTTCCGGCTCTGCCCAGTTGACCAGCCAGGCCCGCACCTCGGCCCCGTCATAGCGACCGGCCAGAAGGTCGGCCTCGGTGACCGACGCATCGCTGAGGGCACCAACAGCTTCCGAATTGTCGACCGCAAGGCCTGTGGTCTGCTGCAAGGCGCGGGCCGTCATCCCCGTATCGGCCCGGCACGTCACGCCTTCGATCACCAGATCACGGTCATGGTCGGTGAAACCCAGCACCGTTCCGTCCGTCCGCACGACGGTCCATGCCCGGCACACCGTCGTCGCCCCGCCTTCCAGATGCGCGTAAAGCGCAGCCGCGCTCACAGCCGGATCTCCACCACCGGCACCGTCGGCACGTCGCCCGCCTGAAACGACGCAACCGAGGTCTGGATGCCATCGGTGTCGAACCGGACCGGCACGTCGAACTCGAACCCGGCGGTGATCCGGGTACCAACCTCCGGGGCGATCAGAAAACTGATCTCTCCGGTCTGGTAATTGACGGTGAATTCCAGACTTTCGATCTTCTGGTCATCTGACACGGCAACCATGACCGACCCGACAACCGGCTTCAAAATCGGGCGCACATAGCTTTCCACGCCCGAGACATAGGTTTTCTGCAACCGAAAGACCGTCGCCGCGCCATCTCCGGTTCCGATCAACTGGTCCAGCGCCGACACAGTTTGCGACGCCTGGCACGATTTGAAATCCGACCAGTCCTTCCAGCGGAACCCGTGCAACTGTCCGGCCCGCGCCTCGAAGAACGCGATCAGCATTCCGACATCGTCCAGCGACCGCAGCCCCACCCCGGCATCATAGCGGCGGCGTGAATGGGCCCACGGCGTGTTGCGCTCTTCAAATCCGTTCGCCAGCGTCACCACTTCCGTGCGCCGTTCAGGCCCGCCCACCGACCCAAAGCTCAGGTTCGCGGGAAAGCGTATCTCGTGAAATGCCATGATCTTTCCTCACCGGTTCCGTTGCCCACGCGCCAGCGCCCGGCTGACCTGCGCCGCCACCTGGCTCTGGCTGCGTTGAAAGCCCTGCACATCTGGCGTCGTGATGTTCATCACAACGCTCACCGACCGGCCGCCGCCCGCCTGAACGCCCAGCTTGCCGTCTGGGCCGCGCGCCAGCGGCATGATCGCCTCCGGCCCCGCCTCACCCATCAATCCCCGCCCGCCCCGCATCGGAAACATCGCCGGCGACGAGACGATTCCGCCCCGTGCAAAGGGCATCACCTTGCCCTGCGTAAAGGCCCCGCCATTGGCGAACGGCATCAGGCCACCCATGGCGCCTGATACCCCCTGCGCCAAAAGCCCGCCCAGCGCGCCGGTGACCGGCTTCATGGCGATGGAAAAGACCGAGTCGACAATCGTCGTCGCAACCGACTTCAACGCATCGCTCAACTTCATGCCGTCGAAAACCAGCCCGTTGAACGCCTTGCTGAGGCCACCTGAAATCCCGTTTGCCAGGGTGTTCACCTCGCGCCCGGTAAAGACCATCGTCTCCCGCATCCGCGCCAGCTCACCGTCAAACGTCGCCACCATGTTGGCCGACGACCCCAACTGCGCCTCCAGCGCGGTCAGCTGATCCTGCATCGCGTCGATATCCGCCATCGCCCTCACCCTTCCTAACATCGGGAAACGCCACCGCCAGTTCCGCCAGCCGCGCGCGTGTCAGGGGCGGGCCGACATCGCCCGCCCCCAGCATGATCCTCAGCTCGACCGGGGTCAGCCGCCAGAACGCCGCCGGCTCCAACCCCAACCCATGCAGGGCCGAGGTCATCAGCCCGCGCCAATCGATCGTGTTGCCGCCGATCCCGCTCATCCCTCCCCCGGAAGGGAAAACGCCCGCGCCAGAAGCTCAGCCGCCGCGCGCGACGCCTCGACCGGACCGCCACCGATCTCGACCGTGCGCAAATCCGCCGCCGTCCCCTGCCAGCCGCCACCACGCAAGCCCGCGACAATCAGCGCCAGCACGTCACGCGTGGAAAACCGCCCGCCCTCGAACCGCTCCACCAGATCGATCAGCGTGCCGGTCTCCAGCGCCGCCTCCAGTTCCGCAAGCGCCCCAAGGGTCAGCTTGGCGACATGGCGCTGGCCATCGAGCCAGATCGCCACCTCCCCCGTCCAAGGGTTCGCCATCAAAGCGCCGTAAAGGTCAGCGGCCCCGCCGATGCCATCGACATCTCATAGCTCGCCTCGTCGTTATGGCTGCCCGCGTATTCGATCGAGGTCAGCTGGAACAAGCCCTCGATCACCCCAAAGCTTGGGATAACCACCTGAAATCTAGGAATTTCCCCATCAAAAAAGATCTGCCGCGCGCGTTCGTCGGTATTGGCATCGCGAAACACCCCCGACCCCGAAATCGCCGCCGACTTCACCCCCGCGCCCGCCAGCAGTTCACGCCAGCCGCCCTGGCTTTCAAGGCTCGTCACATCCACCGACTCGGTATTGAAACTGATCCTCGTCGCCCTGAGCCCGGCGATGGTCACGAACTGTCCATCCCCCGTCTGGTCGATCTTGATCAGAAGATCCTTGCCGCTTTGCACAGCCATATCCGTTCTCCGTCCGATAAGTTGAAAGCTCGCCTCCCCTCCCCCTCATGGGGCGGGGCCGGTGGCACGCTAAAGCTGCACGCGCGCCCGGAAGGTCAGGTCGATCCGCCGCGTTTCGCCCTCTGATATCCGCCGCGCGCTGGCCCGGACGAAGTAAAGGCTCACCAGCTGCCCCCGCGCCAACACCATGGGCACGCCGATCAGCGCGTCCGAAATCGCCGCCGCCACCGTTTTCAGCGCCAGAAAGCCCGTCGCATCGCTGATCACGCTGACCACCAGCTGATGCTCCGCCCCGCCACCCGATTTGTCGGACTGGTCGCGCGCCTCTTCCGGCCCGATCAGGACAAACGTCCCCGCAACGCCCGGCGGCACGGCGTCATAGACCGCCACCCCCGTCAGCGCCGGAAACACCGTCAGCGCCTGATAGACCGCCGATTGCAGTGCGGCCGCTCCCGCATAACTCATGTCGGCACCTCCTCGCGCGCAAAGCAGGTCAGGTAGCGCCCATCAGGGTCCCGCTCCGTCACCGCCAGAATGGTGAACAGCCGCGCCCCCTCGCGGAACCGCTGCTCCGGTTTTGGCCGCGACACCGCCCCATAAGGCGCGCCCCGCACCACGATCCGGTAGGGCACCGAGGCAAGGATCAACTCCTCCCCCGGCACATCCCGCCCCGATCCCGGCAGCACGGCAGCCCATAGCGTGCCAAGCGCGGTCCAGCTCTCCGAATACCCGCCCGCGCCATCGCTCACGCGGACCGCGCCCTCCAGCACCAGCGCCCGGTTCAGATCGGGCGCCTTCATGACCGGCCACCGCCAAGGATGCGTACCGTCCGCCAGCGTTCGATCAGTGTCACCACCCCGAACGGCAGCCCCGCCGCCTGCGTGTTGTCATCATGCCGATGCTCGTAATACTCCGCCGCCAGCAGCAGCACCGCCTGCCGCAGATCGGCCGGCACATCGCTCCATGCCGCACCAAAGCCCGCGTCGAACACCACCTTCACCATCCCCGACGACGGGATCGTCGGCAGCGCCGTGCCTTTCCCCGCCAACCGCGGGCGGTGCAGATCCGGGATCAGCCGATAGGCCGCCACCGGCACCAGCGTTTCGGCCGCCACCACATCCACTAGCGTCACGCTGACCACGCCGCTGACCGGGGCCACCGGCAGCGCCTGCTCATCCCCATCGCGCCAGCAGTCCAGCACCCAGAGAAACCGGCGCTGAAACAGCATCTTGCCGATCCGCGCCTCGATCGCCGCCAGCGCCGCCCGCAGATAGCTTTCCAGAAGCGCGTCCTGGATGCTCCCGTCGGAAAACCCCGAGCCCAGGCGCAAATGGTCCTTCAAGTCCTGAACCGGCAGTGCCGCCCCCGGCACCGTGGTCTCTTCGGTCAACATCATGTCATGCACTCCGGTCGCCAGACTGTGAAAAGCAGGACGCGCGCATCTCGGCGCGCGTCCAAGGCCCGGCCCCGCCGCTGGGGCCGGACAACGATCAGGAGACCGCGATCTTCAAAAGTTTGATCGCCGCATAATCGGTGATGTCGCCGCCGACGCGCTTGTTGGCATAGAACAGCACGTTCGGCTTGGCCGAGAACGGGTCGCGCAGAATGCGCAGGTCCGGACGCTCCGCCACCGTGTAGGCGGCCCGGAAATCACCGAAGGCAATCGCATGGGCGTTGGCGGCGATGTCGGGCATGTCCTCGCAGATCAAGACCGGATAGCCCATCAGCCGCGCCGGCTCGCCCTGCTGCAAGCCGTCCAGCCACAGGAAGCGGCCGTCGGCATCCTTCATCTTGCGCACCGCACCCGTGGTCCGCGAGTTCATCACGAAGGTCGCGTTTGCCCGGTAATCGGCGCCCAGCGCATAGACGAGGTTGATGATGCAATCGGCCGAATTGACCGCCGCGAAATCCGCCGCCGCCCCGGTCGGGATGTAGCCAAGCGACCCCCAGGTCCAGGTGCCATTCGCCACCTTGGCCGGAAACAGGATACCCTTCGGCTTGTCGATGCCGTCGCCATTGATGAAGGCCTCGGCTTCGGCGCGGATGAAGCGGGTGGCGATCTTTTCGGCCAGCCAGCCTTCCACGTCAAAGGCGCTGTCGTCCAAGAGGCGCTGGCTCGCCTTCGGCATCGCGCTCAGCTCATGCAGCTTGATCGAGATGCGTTCGATGATCGGCGTTGCGGTCTCGGTCGTCGCTGCCACTTCGGTGGCCCAGCCCGAACCGACTTCGCTGCGGTCGACCAGCACGTCGAACGAGGTTGCTTCCACCTGCACCACATTGGCGACCGACCGCAACGACGAGGTCGCGAACAAAAGCGAGCGGATGCGGTCTGCCGTCTGCGGATCGACCAGATAGCCGCCATCCGCCGCAACGGCGGTCGACATCGCCTTGCCCTCCAGCACAAGGCCGCGCAGGCCGTCATCATCGCCCGAACGCAGATAGGCGTTGAACGCCTTCTGGTGCGGCGCACCGGCATCGGCTGCGGCCGAAAGCGCCGGGCGCCCGTAAGTCATCGTCTTTGCGTTCAACATGGTCAGTCGCTCTTCCTGTTGTTTCAACGTGGATTTCACTTCGTCCTGAAAGCCCTTGAATTCCTTCAAGAACCCCGACACGGCCGCCTTCACTTCCGCAGCCGTCTGGGCCTGGGGAAATGCCTCCCCGGCCCGAGCCTCTCTCTCGGTCATCGTCTCGTCCCTTTCGGTTGCACTCAGCAGCGAAGCATCTAGTCTGGCGCCACCCCTCCCCCTCGCGGGAAAGGGACGGAGGTAAGGGGGATGCTTCAGGAAACCCCGCGTTCGTTGCTAAAGCCCGGCGAGGCTCCGGCGCGCGTCATCGAAGGCGGCGACAAGCTCGCCCCAATCCTCGCCCATGGCGTCCGCCTTGGCCGCAACCCGCGCTTCCGGCAGCATCGGAAACGTCACCAGCGACACCTCCCACAACTCCAGCTCCGAAAGTTGCCGCACGCCCTTGCCGTCGCGTTCGGCCTTCACCGTGCGATAGCCGATCGACAGCCCGTCAATCGCCCCCGCCGCCAACAGCGCCACCGCCTCGCGGCCCTTGGCCACATCGGTCAGGATGCGCCCCTTGACCCACAGGCCCGTCGCATCTTCGCGCACCTCGTCCCACACCCCGATCGGCTGGGCCGGGTCATGCTGCCACAGCATCTTGACCCGGCCCCCGCCGGCAGCAAGGCGCTTCAGGCTGGCCGCATAGGCCCCCTTGCGCACCACATCGCCGCCCTGATCCTTCACCCCGAACAGCGACGCATAGCCTGCCACCACATGCCCGTCCGTGACCGTCAGCCCCGCCTCGGGCCGGACGAACTTGCGCTCCGGCGCGCCCCAATCGCCTGTCATCGCCTCACCTCGTTGCCGCATTGATCACTGCCTCCGCCATCTGTGACAGCAGGAACGCCGCCACCCCGTAAACCCCCAGCCAGATGCGTTTTTCCAACCGCTCCAGCGCCGCGTCGATCAGCCCCAGCCGAAAGTCCAGCGCCGTCCAGCGCTCGTCGGCCACCCGCTCGTTGGCCTCGATCCGCGCTGCCGCCGCATCGAAACTGTCGTAGACGAAGCGCGAACCAGCTTCCGCCTTGCGCCCCGGTGTCATTCGCCCTCCGCGATCTTCGGCAGCCCCAGGATCATCCGCTTCTCGGCCTCGGTCAGGAACTCCGCCGCCCCCACCCGCGCCCATTGCTGGTCCCGCTCCACCGCCAGCGCGGGGATCTGGTCAAGGTCCGCGCGCAGCTCCACCAACTCGCCCGTGAACCCCGACAGCCAGTGCGACAGCGCCCCCATCACCCGCCCGACCAACGGCAGCACCGTCAGCCGGTAGAACGCCCGGTTCGCCTCCTGATAGTTGGCGTAGGTCGCGTCTCCCGGAATCCCCATCAGCATCGGCGGCACCCCGAAGGCGATCGCGATTTCCCGCGCCGCCGCCTCCTTGGTCTTCTGAAACTCCATGTCCGAAGGCGAGAACCCCATCGGCTTCCAGTCGAGCCCCCCCTCCAGCAGCATCGGCCGCCCGGCATTGCGCGCGCCCTGATGATGGCTCTCCATCTCGCTCACCAGCCGGTCATACTGGTCCGAACTCAGGGCCGACTGCCCGTCCGCCCCCTTGTAGACAATCGCCCCCGACGGCCGCGCCGCATTGTCCAAAAGCGATTTCGACCAGGCGCTCGCCGAATTATGCACATCCACCGCCACCGCCGCCGCCTGCATCGGCGAGAACCCGTAGTGGTCATCCTGCGGATGGAAACTGCGCACATGGCAGATCGGGCTCACCGCCCCGGTCACGTCAAACCGGTGCGACCGCCCGCTGACGGTATAGTCATAGGCCACCGGCCAGCCATCCGCCCCCGGCACCAGGCTCATCCGGTCGGCGCGCAACACATGCAGCTCGCCCGGCAACGCTCCCGCCCCTGGCACCGCCTCGACATAGGCGTTCCCTGCCAGCAACAGATACCCGTAGACCGCCTCCAGAAACTCCGCCCGGCCCTGCCCCGCATTGGGCCGACCAAGAAGGCTCAGCACCGGATGCGCCTCGAACCGCCGCTCGGCGTCCTGACACACCAAGGGCAGCGCCGCAGCCGCTTCGGCAATCAGCCGCACTGCGCGAAACCCGATCGGGTTGCCCTGAAACCCGGTCCGCGCCAGGGAAACCGCATCGCGCGGGCTCCACGCCACCCGCCCCGACGACCCCCAGGCCACCACCCGCCCGGTGGCCGAGGCCTTCTGCTCCACCGGCGCCGCCGGACCCGCCTTCCGCAAGAAATCAAACACCATTCCGCCGCTCCTTGATCCTCGGGCAAAACCCCGCCGCGCCCCGGCCCGCGACAGGCTGGAACTCCACGCCCCTAAGGGCTTTCATCTGTCCAAAAATATCCCCGCCGGAGGCTCCGACGCCTACAGCGACCGCACCATCGGCCGCCCGACATGCCCGGCGGGATCAACCATCAACTCGGTCAAGGCCCAGACCAGCGCATCCAGCCGGTCCGGCGACCCGCTGCCGGTCCAGCCCGTCACCGTCATCCGGCACATCTGCTCTTCCAGCATCTGCAACCCGCGCACATGGGCCACCCGGCCCTGCTCGTAAAGCGCCGCCACCGGCTCGGCCCGCAGCATCTTCGACCGCGTCGCATGTACCGCCCGATACGGCACCAAGGGGTCGATCATCCGGATCATCCGCTCCACCAGATCGCCGCCCTGGTTGACCTCCGCCACCAGCCGGTCAGCCTTGTGGCGGTCCATCGCCGCCAGTGCCGCGCGCGCCCAGCCTTCCGGGCTTGCCCCCTTCACGCTGGCATCCTCCAAGACCACCGCCCGCCACTGGCGCGGATCGCCCCGGGTGTCGGCGCCGACCACCACGATCCCGCACTCGTCGCTTTGCTTTGACGAGGTGACCGGCGGGTCCACCGCCACCACGATCCGGGTCAGCTCCGGCACCGTGTCCAGCCGCAGCCGGTCCAGTTGCGCCAACGACCACAGCGCCCCGTCGATCTCCTCGACCAGCACGCCCTCCAATTCCTGCCGCCCCAGCCGCGACCCGCCAAAACGCGCCTCGATCTCGGCCAGAAAGCTTTCCGCCAGATAGGCGCGGTTCGCCTCGGTCGGCGCATGGGTCACCACCGTCGACGGGTTCTTCAGGATCGCCTTCAACACCCCCACATTGCGCGGCGTCGTCGTCACCACCTGTCGCGGCGCTTTTCCCAGCCGCAGGCCGAACTGCAACTGGTCCCAGGACTCGGCCCCCTTCTTCCACTTGCCCAATTCATCCGCCCAGGCGGCATCGAACTGCGGCCCGCGCAAGCTTTCCGGGTCATGCGCCGAAAACGCCTGCGCCACCGCCCCGTTCGGCCATTCCAGCATCTTGCGGGTGGCATGCCACACCGGGCGGCGGTCGGGCGGCGAACAGGCGATGATCCCGCTTTCGCCAAGGATCATCACTTCGCGCACCTGATCGATCGTCTCGCCGACCAGCGCCACCCGCGCCGACCG